GCAAACAGTGCTTGGGACACCAACGTTGCAAACGTGTACAACAAGTACATTGATTTCTCTACTAACGGAACTGGTTCTCAGGCACCTGCTGTTGCTATCAAGCACTTTGTTATTGTTGAGACTGGTTACACTACAGCCAATTCAGGCAACAGTTCGTCAGCGGCAAAAGTTAACGCTTTGACTGCTGCAACTGCTGTTACTGCAAGTGCTCAGGCTGCTGTGTATTTCCCATCAATCTACATTCGTGATGCGGCTGGTAACTCAGGTTCGTCAATTCGTTTGATTGGTCCTTCTGGTGCTGTTGCAGGTCTATACATGAACACTGACCGAACCCTTGGTCCATGGAAGAGCCCTGCTGGTATAACTATGAAGATTGTAGACGCTGCGGCTCTTGAGCACTCATTTACTAATGATGAACTAGATGACCTAAACGTAGGTAAACTAAGCAGCGGTGCTTACTACCCAGTAAACGCTATCCGTAATCTTCCTGGTGCTGGCGTAGTGGTAATGGGTGCTCGTACTCTAAAGCAAGATGGAACTGCTAACCGCTATGTGGCTATGCGTCGTTCCCTTACTTACATCGAGAAAAACCTAAATGACCTATCGTTGTTTGCGTTGTTCGAGAGTAACGACGAAGTTCTGTGGTCACGTCTCAAGACAGTTCTTGGTAACTTCTTGAACAACTACCGTAACCAAGGTGGTCTACGTGGTGAAAAGGCAGACGATGCCTTCTTCATCAAGATTGACACAGACAACAACACCCCAGCAACCATTGCTGCAGGTGAGGTCCACATCGAAGTTGGTGTTGCTCTTGAGTACCCAGCCGAGTTCATTGTTATCAACCTCAGTCAAAAGACTGCAATTTAATCCGAAGGAAACATAAACGATGGCTACTATCATCAACAACCGTTCTCAACTTGAGACCGACCCAATCAGAAACTTTAGGTTCCTGGTTACATTCCAGCCACAGCAAACCTCTAACAGCCCTTTGATGAAAACATCAAAGGTTGCTATTGGTTTCACCTCGGTATCGGGTTTGTCAGTAACCACTGACTCAATCCCTTACCGTGAAGGTGGCTACAACACCACTGTTCACCAGATTCCAGGTCAGACTTCGTTCTCTCCTGTGACTCTGCAGCGTGGTGTTATCCTAGGTACCTCACAGCACTGGGACTGGATGCGTAAACTATTCGCAACCGTGCAGGCTAACGGTACTACCGCTGCTGGTCAGAATGAGAACTTTCGCTGCGACCTTGAGATTGCTGTGCTATCGCACCCAATCCCAGGTTCAGGTGGAACTACCGAACTAACTGGTGCTAACAACAATGGAACCTCAACCGACCACGTTGCTATGCGATTCAAGGTCTACAACGCATGGATTACTTCTATTGCGTACTCAGACCTAAACGCTGGTGACAACGCTATTCTGGTAGAGCAGATGACTCTAGTCCACGAAGGCTTCGATGTTAACTGGGCTCCAGACCTAACCACAAAGGCACTAGCCTTTAAATAACCCTCACTAAAGGAAAACTCACATGGTAGAACAAACATTTAACGCAGCAACTAACCCAAACTTGGCTAATGACTTGATTGGAAAAGCAACTGCAGAACAGAACACCAAACCAGCATCAGCCGAAATAACCCCTCCTTCGGATACCTTGGTGAACCTCCCTGCTGGATACGTAAGTCCAGACGGGGAGGTCATCAAGACCGCAGAAGTTCGAGAACTCAATGGTAAAGACGAAGAGTTCTTGAGCAAGACAGCAACTATTGGTAAGGCACTGAACACTGTGCTGAACCGAGCCGTAGTAAGTATTGGTAACACTCCTGCTACGGAAAAGATTCTAGACTCACTCCTGGCTGGTGACCGAGATTCCTTGCTTATAGGAATCTACCGTGCCACCTTTGGAACCACCGCAGAAATGGGTGTTCTATGTCAGGGGTGTAATGACATCAAGGTAGTAGGCATTGATGTTAATGAGGACATCAAGACTAAGGTCTTGCTTGACCCTGCTGACCGCACATTCACTGTGGAAGGTAAGAAGGGCGAGTTCCTAGTCACACTTCCTACTGGAGCAACGCAGCGTGAGTTAATCTCTAATCCTGATAGGACATTAGCAGAACTTCAGACAGTTATTCTGGAGCACTGCATTATGGAGATTAATGGAGCACCCGTGGTAAGCAAGCAACAGGTTCTAAACCTAGGGCTTGTAGACCGCCGCAAACTCTTAGAAGAAATTACATCTCGCAACCCTGGTCCACAATTCGATAACATTACGGTCACCTGTCCCGACTGTGAGGGAAAGGTAGAAGTTCCGATTAGTCTCGGGGCTTTGTTTCGAATCTAGTCGCCTAGATTACGAAGCACTGATGTACCAATGGTCTACATTGGCAGTGGCATTTCAGGGTTGGTCTTTGAAAGACATTCAAAGATTAAGCAATAGAGAACGCAAGAACTGGCTAGAAATAGGCAGAGAACTTGGACGAGTTGTAAGGACATAGCATGGCAAACATAGTCAATAACCTTATGGGTGGTATGACAATCGAGAAGTTGTCGGGGGCGTTCTCTTCTGCCGAAAAGTCCAGTGCAAAGATTACTGAAAACCTACAAAAGGCAAATGGTTTTGCCAGCAAACTAGGCTCAAGCATAAAGAACGCTTTTGGTGGTGGAACTGGTACTGGGCAGCAGTCGCTTGGTGCTGGTCAAACTGGAAACTCCATGGCTAATTCACTTGGAGGGTTTACTGGTGGTGGCGGTGGAGCGTCCATGACCAATGTCTGGGGCAAGTTTGGCTCTATGGCTGCTGGCATGGGCTCGGTCCTAGATGCAAAACCAATGACTCAAGGTGACCCTAGACTTGCCAGCGTTATGCTGGGTAACGTAACAGAGGGCGTTCAGCAAATGCTGCCTGACATGGGGCAACAATGACCCGTGCTACTGAGTACTACAACGCTACTATGTACGCAGGTAACCGCTTCCCTCGTGCCACTAATGGTATGACTGCCATGATGCGTAACATGGGTGCAGGCGTTGGTATGCCTAGCATCCAAGACATGACGCTAGGAACCTTAAATGATACTGGAGGATTAACCTCCGTGGGTGCCGATGCTCGTGTTGCAAAGTACTTACTTGGTCGTGGTATGAATGCCTCTGGTCAAAAAGATAGCACTTATCAACAAACTCTTCGTACCATTGGTAACGCTGGTAAGTACTTAAACATTTCTAATGAGGCTGCGGCGTCTTCCATTGAAAGCATGACCAGTGCTGAGGGTTCCTCAAAGATGCTCAGAAATTTTGGTATCTATACTTCTGATTTAGAGACTGGAAAAGAAAAAACTCAAGGTCAAATCTTTGAAGAACTTTACAGTAGGCTGACTGGCGGTCGAGACCAAATGAGTCTTGAAGACTTGAACGCCAGTTTTCGTAGAAGTAACGGTTCGGCATTTCTTAAAGGTGCGTTTGGTAATGACCAAGCAGGTGCTGAAATGTTCCAGCAATGGGCAAGAGAAAAGTCTTTTGGAAGCAACATGGATTTGTCTAACCAAGACGCCATGAACAAAATCTATAACGATTTAGGTCCTAGCGGAGCATTTGGGTTAGGTTCTGGTAATGCTTCTGGTAATGCTAACCCAATGAACTCTCTTTATGCTTTGAACTCTTCTGAAACAAATCAGTTGGATAAAGCAGAGCAGGCATACATTCAAGGTATCACCGCAGCCGTACAACCTCTGCAACTACTAAATGATGTTTCGGGTACTCTTGCTGCAACTATGGCAGGTGTCAATTTAGCCTTCCTATCCACAATGAAAACAAGCAAAGTTTATGAAGGTGGGTCTAAAGCACTTGGTGCTGTTGCTTCTTGGGCTGGAGGAAATGCTTTAGAACTTGGTAAAGCAGCAGTTCAGTTTGCAATGGGTGACTGGGTGGGAGCAGCAACAACTGCCGTTATTCCTGCGACTAACTTGGCAATGGGTACTGCAGGGTTAGTAGCCATGGGTGCCGCTGGATTAACCACAACCGTTGCTGGTGGAGGTTTATGGATGGACAACGCTGGACCTGTTAACAACAAGCGTAACCCTGGCAACAAAGATACTGGTAAAGGTGGTGGGGAAGCACTACCTAGCGGTGGTGGAGAAGCACTACCTAGTTCATCTGGTGGAGCAATGGCTGCACCTATTCCAGGTGGTCATGTTGTAAAGGGAGCGGATTTTAATGACCGCACTGGTGTTTACTTTAAAACTACTGGTCGCCCACACATGGGTAAGGACTACCAAGCAAGCGAAGGAACCCCTGTGTATGCAGTGGCTGGCGGAAAAGTAGTTAAGGCTGAGGGAAGTACCAAAAGGCTTTACATAGGTACAGAAGCAGATAGAAGAAAATCTAGTACGGTTTACGATGGAATTGAAAGCGATAAAACCTTTAGCCTAGGTTTGCAAGTGCACGTTCTTCACCCTAGTGGTTACAAGTTTATCTATGGTCACTTGAGTCAAATTTCAAGCAAGGTAAAACAAGCATACCAAAGTGGTGGAGAAATTAGTAAGAATGATTTGATTGGTCTTTCTGGTCACTCTGGAAGTACTACTGGTCCTCACTTGCACTTTGAAGTTCAAGACAAAAACGGTACAAAAGTAAATCCTAAGACCGTTATTGATAAGTTAAACGCTCAAGCAAACTTAACTGGAGGTGCTGCTGCTAGTTCTGCTGGAAGTACTGGTTCTACTGGTTCTGCTGGCTCTACTGGTTCTGCTAGTCAGATGTCTGCTGCCCAAGCCCTTGTTTCTAGCGGTGGCTTCTTTGGGGCTAACGCACAACAGATTCAAGCCATTGTTGCATCCCTTAGTTCTGGTGACATGAAGGCTATGCAAGGGGCTGTGAACGCAATGGTTAACCTTGCTGGTGGTGGTAAAGCAGTG